CGCCTCTTGGTGGGCCTTTGCATTTAGACCGTCCTCTTGCCCAATGGCATAACTCCCCGTCAAACATAGGAACAATCAGTATGGCGAAGAAGAAACTCGCAGTCGTTGTAAGCCCTGAAGCTACCGCCGCGTATGCATGGCTGTCGCGTCCTGATGAAGGTCAGCAATACAGCGATGGCAAATACAAAGTGACGCTTGTCCTGCCCAAGCAAGGCAAAGGCGTTGAAGAGTTCATCGAGGATCTACAGCAGAAAGCTGAAGATACCATCGTGAAAGAATTCGGTAAGTTGCCACGCAACTACCGCACCCCGTTCAAAGATGGTGACGACACAACCAAGGAAGAGTTCCAAGGTTCGTGGCTGATCACGGTCAAGTCCAAATACCAGCCTGGATTTGTTGATCAAACCGGGAAGGCACTGGACGATGACGTGTTCCCCATGTCGGGCGACATCATCAAGGCATCCTTTGCTCTGCTGGCATACAATGCTGGTGGTGGTATCGGTGCCGCCGGACAACTGCGTAACGTGATGGTTGTTGAAAAGCGCAACGGTGGTTCTGCCGCCAGCGACTTTGGCATCACGCCCAGCGCCGAACAGGAAGAACTAGAGGATGAAGACTTCGACCTTTGAGTCGGCCTTCAACTCCCATGTCCTGAACTTCTTAGGGCCAGACCATAAGACGATCTTTATCGCAGTCGAACCCGCACCTGCATCCCGCCCTCGCATCAGTCGATGGGGTGCATACTACGGAAAGAACTATGAGAACTACCGCAAGCAAGCGCGGGCGTTCCTCTCTGATATCGACGGTGAGGCTACCTCCCAACCTCTAGCTGTCGTGATGGAAGTCATTGTCTCAAAACCTAAGACGACCAAGCGGTCCTCCCCCCGTGGCGATGTAGATAACTACGCCAAGGGTCCGCTTGATAGTCTCACCGAACACGGTGGGTTCTGGGATGATGACGACCAGATCACCTGTCTCTCCGTAGTTAAACGCTTTGCCGAGGCTGATGAACAGTCCGGCATCTACATCCACTATGCACAAAGGAAAGACTAAGATGACACAACGTGAAATGCTGAAGAACCACTTTACGAAAGCTGGTTCGATTACCAACGTGGAAGCCCAAAGCATCTACAAGATCCGCGCACTGCCCCGCCGGATCTCTGACCTTGAAGCTGAAGGCATGAAGTTCAAACGGGAACGGAAGACCGACCTGACAGGACAGCGTTACGTCCGCTATGTCCTCGCTAGTTAAGGCCAAGCAGCCCTGTCCAGAGTGTGGCTCGTCAGATGCTCTACATGAGTATGATGACGGGCACACATTCTGCTTCTCATGCTCCGACTGGAAGCCAAGCCCCAGCGGTAGTGATCATCAACCACGACAGAGAGAGCGCAGAGTGCAAGGCTTACTACATGGTGAATACACAGGTTTACCAAAGCGGCGACTGACTGAAGAGACGTGCCGCAAATTCAAATATCAAATCGGAACTGACAACGGCCAGCCCATCCACATCGCACCCTACTATAATGATCAGGGCGAGATGGTGGCTCAGAAGATCCGCTATCCAGACAAGAAGTTTGTTGTTCGTGGAGACATGAGCAAGGCTGGACTGTTTGGTCAGCAGCTATGGTCACGCGGAGGTAAGCGTGTGGTTGTGACGGAGGGTGAACTTGATGCCCTGTCGTTCAGCCAAGCGGCACCATCGTGGCCTGTCGTTAGCATTCCGAATGGCGCTCAGTCCGCAGTCAAAGCTGTGAAGAACAGCATCGAGTTCCTTGAGGGCTTCGATGAGGTTGTCTTCTGCTTTGACAACGACGAGCCAGGGATCAAGGCAGCACACAAGTGCGCCGAGATCATAACACCAGGCAAGGCGAAGATCGCCTCGCTACCACTTAAAGATGCCTCAGAGATGCTGGTTGCTGGCAGACAGAAAGAACTGTTCAACATCATGTTCACTGCCAAGGACTACCGACCTGATGGTGTCATCAACGGTAAGGAAATCTGGAATGCTGTTAACACAACTCAAGAAGTGGGCATCCCGTATCAGTGGCCGCGTTGGAATGACGTTCTCCTTGGTGTCCGTCCGCGTGAGATATGCACTCTTACGGCTGGTAGTGGCGTTGGAAAATCTACCATTGCCGCCCAGATCGCCTATGATCTTGTCGTCAATCATCAAAAGACCATCGGATACATTGCTCTTGAAGAGAGCGTGTCGCGCACTGGTCTACGCTTTATGTCGCTTGCCTTGGGTCGTCCTCTCCATCTTCCTCAAGATGTTTCGGAGGGTGATCGAAAAGCTGCGTTTGATCTGACGTTAGGCACAGGTCGCATCCTGATGTATGACCACTTTGGTTCCCTTGATAGTGACCACCTGCTGAACAAGCTGCGATACATGGTTACTGGATTGGGTGCTGAATACCTGTTCATCGATCACCTATCGATCTTGCTATCGGGCGGTGACTTTATGGTGTCAGGTGGTGATGAGCGTAAGCAGATCGACTACACCATGTCGAAGCTACGTCAGTTCACCGAACAGACTGGCGCTGGTATGTTTCTGATCTCGCATCTGAAGCGGTCCAGCGGTGACAAGGGGTTCGAAGACGGTCTCGACCCTACACTGTCCAGTCTACGAGGAAGCCAGTCTATCGCGCAGTTGTCAGACTCCGTGGTGGCTATCAGCCGAAACGCATCGGATGGTCAGGACAGACTCAAGGTCCGCTGTCTCAAGAACCGTTACGCAGGGATCACAGGTGACATCTGCACCCTGCGCTACAATCGCGATACAGCAACTCTAGAGGAAGTGAATGACGACTTCGATGATGAAGAGGAGATCGACGCCTTTTGACAAGCACCGCTGATAAACGGCGGCAAGCACGAAGAACGCGAAAGAAAGAACTGATCGAAATACTGGGAAGCCGATGTGCCCGATGCGGTGAGGAACACCCCATCGAGGTATTTGATTTTCACCACACAGACCCGCGCAACAAGACCTTCGCAATCACCCAAGAAGCGATCACGAGATACAAGTGGTCAACGATCTTGGAGGAAGCGTCGAAGACAATCTTGTTGTGCGCGAACTGTCACCGAATGGTCCACGCTGACAACGAGGAGGACTTCTTTGAAGACGCTTATTGCAGACATAGAGACGAACGGACTGCTGGACAGTCTGAACAGATGTCACTGTTTGTGTATTGGGACAACGACCCATGATGATACTACCCTTTATGCCGATGCTGATGGTTACCCTGCCATTGCTGAAGGTATCCAACGGCTACTTGAAGCAGATCGAGTGGTCTTCCATAACGGAATGGGCTTCGACTATCCCGCCCTTTGTCAACTCTATGCTGATCAATTCCCCGCTTTGATACACATGCGTGAGCGTGTGCTGGACACTCTGATCATCAGCCGATTGGTTAATCCAACGGCGAGGTCACACAGTCTGGCAGCTTGGGGGGAGTCACTCGGCTACCCAAAGACAGAGTATGATGACTGGTCGAAGTTCACTGATGAGATGGGAACCTACTGCGTCAATGACGTAGCGGTAACCCAGCGCGTCTATGAGAAGCTGATGGCGCAGGTCGAGGACGAATGGTCTGACGCCATCCGTCTTGAGCATGACTTTGCGTATGTCATGGGTCTACAGGAACAGCACGGCTTCCGCTTGAATGTCGATGCCTGTGTCTCTCTAGCCTCTGAACTGCGTGGAGAGATGGCAGACATTGAGAACGAACTCCAAGAGGTCTTTCCGCCTAAGACAATTGAGCGTTGGTCTGAGAAAACAGGCAAGCGTCTCAAGGATAAGATCGAGGTGTTCAATCCTGGCTCACGCAAGCAGATCGCGGAGCGCCTGACCGAGTTGTATAACTGGGTTCCTAGTAAATACACACCAACAGGTGCGCCTCAGATTGACGAAACCGTTCTCGGTGCGTTGAACTATCCAGAGGCAAAGCTGCTGGCTAGATACTTCCG